TCTGCTGAAGCTGCTGCTGCGGCGGCACTTGCGGCTGCTGCTGTTGCGCTTGTAGAAGCACTAGAAGCCTGTGTAGTTGCTGTGGTAGCTGAAGCTGCTGCGTTTGTAGCAGAAGTTGATGCTTCACTAGCTTTTGTAGTTGCTGTACTCGCCTCATTAGTAGCTGTTGTAGCTGAACCTGCGGCACTAGCTGCACTTGTAGCTGCTGCTGACGCTGAACTCGAAGCGTTAGTTTCTGATGTTGATGCTGCTGATGCTGAACTAGATGCAGCACTTGCTTGTGATGTAGCAGTAGATGCTGAACTAGAAGCACTAGAAGCACTATTAGAAGCGGCAGTAGCACTAGAAGCTGCGTTAGTAGCTTGAGTAGTTGCGTTGGTCTCAGCAGTCTCAGCGTTAGTTTCTGCAGTTTCAGCATTAGTTTCTGCAGTTTCAGCCGCAGTTTGAGCTGTCTGAGCCGCAGTTGCGCTTGTAGCTGCTGAAGTTGCACTACTAGCGGCGGCTGCAGCACTAGCGGCACTATTAGCTTCTGCTCCTGTTATACTTGCGGCACTAGCGGCTGAAGCCGTAGCACTAGCGGCAGCATTAGTTTCTGCTGTCTCAGCGTTTGTTTCTGCCGTCTCTGCGTTAGTTTGCGCTGTTTGTGCGGCAACTTTGGCAGCTTCAGTATCTGCAATTAGAGCATCTAAGTCATAACTGTCAGCTAATACTGATGATGTAGCAATTCCGTACCCTCTATCAATAGCCATTGTTTACAATCTCCTAATTCTGCGTAATACCGCTAAAGCCCATCTTTTTCTTCTACTTAATTTCATAACTATCTCTCCTAAGTTTAATGTGAAACTCTCCCCATAAAGAGGAGAGCTCCGTGGTTAAACTTACGACGTAAGTTCTTGGATAGAACCCGGACGAATAACCTTAGTACCGTAAACAGTATCAGCAGTAAATAAATCTGCAAGGAACTCTTGCTTATACTGTGTCTGTGTGCGTACTGCTTGCTGAGTTGCTAAGACAAGAGCGTCTCTTTGGAATAAGAACGCTTTCTCAGTATTACCAGTACCTACTTGAGTAGACATATAAACGTCTACACCGTAGATTTGACCGATTTTACCTGTCTTAATTGCATTACCATCACCAATGAACTGCTGCTCAGTAAAGCGCTCTTCAGTCATTAGTGCAGTCATACAAGAAGGAGTAACAATTAGAGCACGACCTTCTAGAGGAACGTCGTTATCATTAAGAGCTTCCAATCCTACTAGGATAGAAGCGTCCCAATCTGTTACACTTGCAATTACAGCATTACCGCCAGTTAGTGCAGAAGCACCGTCTAGGTCAGTAATGATTTGAGAGTCTACATTTTTTGCGAGCGCATAGCCAGCATCATCTGTGTAGAATTTTCTCATTGAAGTAAGCGCCTGAAGTTCTGCGATATCTTCAATTTGAGTTGACCACTCAAAGTGCTTATTAATAACTACTGCTGTATCAGTCGCTGTATCAGTAACATAAGTAACTGCAGTATCTTTAACTTTCGCACTTGCGGCGTTACGACCCGGTGTTGGGATGTGGATAGTATCGCCTTTTTTACCTGAGTGGTTTAGGTTACGAACTAGATTAGCCGCAACAAGGTTTGCTTTGTACGTCGCAACAACTTCATCACTCCAAATTTCAGGAATGAACGCTGCTGCGGTCGTGATTGTCATATTTGCCATTTCAATTAACTCCTATAAGTCATATTAGCATTTTATTAAACAACCCTACCTTCTGCATAAGCCGCATAGATTTCATCTTGTAGTGACTCATACCGATTAGGGTTTTCCATTTTTAAGCGAATTAGGTCAGCACGTCTAAACGTCTTACCTCCTTTGCCTGAGCCTGAAGATGTTCTCGATTCTGCTGTTCCTGCTTTAAGCGCTTCTTTTCTTTCTACTTCTGCTTTCTCTTTGACTTCTTGCGTCTTACTAATCATTGACCTATCTTTCCAGTTGGTCAGTAACTCGTTAGCTGCATCAAAGTTATAAGCGTCAGCCGCTTGAAACATTTGCATACGAATCGGACTATCTTGTACCCATTCCTGAAATGCCTTGTCTTGTACAACTTCAGTAAAATCAGGATGTGTTTGTTTCAATCTTGCTTCAGCTCCAGCTTGTGCTTGTTGAGCTTGAAACTGTTGAAACTCTTGAAACTTAGGGTGATTTTCAATCATATCGTTGACCGCTTTATTAGGGTCATCGAAAAAATCTACATCATTATCTTTAGTTTCTAATGGAGTGTTATCTTGTGGATTTTGCTGTCGAGAGACTTCAGCTTGTAGGAAACTATCTGATAATTTTCTTAGCTCTCCAACTTCCTGTGCCTTACGACCTAGTTCCTTTTCGAGGTTAGTATAACTATCTATAATTTCTTCTGTTGACTTTCCGGCAAACTTAGAAGGTATTTCTGAACTTTCTGTGGCTTTTGAAGCATCTACTGCCTCAGCAACTTGGTCCATAACTTCTTCTGCTGTTGTGTCTGTTATCGTACTGTCATCTATATTTGAAATTTCTACATCTGCTGGTACTTGTGTCTCAGCGTCCACTACTATATTACTCATAATTGTCATTCTCCGCCCCTCTCAGGGTTATGAAGTTAAAAAATGGTGGGGCTATATGTCTAGTTCTTCCACCGCTTGTTTAGTTGTCGTTTCTAAAGCTATAATCTGCCTTAAAATTGACAACTGACCCTTAGCGAACCAAAGGTCTTTCTCAGACTCTGCTGAGTCTAATTTATTATAGATTTCTTCGAGATTTTTTAGTTCTTCAACTAAGTCTCTCCATCCATCTTGTTCTATTAAATCTTGTCTAGCCCTATAAAACTGTTTAGTTTGGTCGTCTAAGTGCGTTTGCATAGTTTAGAGCTGTCTCCGATTTAAGATGTTCTACTTCAGGTATGTTTCTAGCTGTCTCTGAATACTGCTTTTCTATATCAGCTTTCATTTTTTCTAGTTCCATCATTTTCTTCTGTAGACCCATAATTCTTTCTTGTACGTCTAATTCATTTTGTGGCTGTGATGACCCTGCGTCTGCTTGGTGCTTCATAGCTCTAGCTTGTTCTTCCTGTGCCTCTGCTAATGTCTTCTGTATATCAGCCTGTAACTGCTGAATTTGCAGTTCTTGAGCCATCTGTTGCATCTGCTGCTGTTCAGGATTAGGCTGGAAACCCTGCATAAGTGATTGTACCACTTGGTCTCTATTATGGATACTAGAGTTCTGAAAGATAGCTAACAACAAGACATTGAAAGCTGGAGAGTCTTTCGGAATTGACTGGAGCATTTGTACCATTTGCTGCATTTCAAGCTCTTTAGCCATAATACCCATAGTAGAGTAGGGTACGAACTTATAATCAGTAACAGGATATCTGTCTACATCAAATTGTATCTTTCTCCACATACTTTTGTTAATCATTGGTATGAGGAATGTATTTTGGAAGTTCATAAGAGTACGTTTCTGTCTCTTAATGCTCGCAGACTGAATCATAGACATACCACTGAAGTGGCTCTATCCGGAACACCCATATCAGCACTTCCAGTACCCATCTGAATCATATTTTGCAACGAAGCAACCTGATTGTAGGTATGTTGGTCGGTCTGACCTAATGTGAGAGGCATAATAGCCTGTCTTGGGTCTCCATTAGTGAGGATAGTTTTACCGGGACGCACCTCTAGTTTGATGCCTCTCGGTAGTCTAGTAGCGTCTGCGGCTACCATTGGAGTTGTAGTTAATGCTAGAGAGTCAATTCTAGCTCTCATTTCTGCATCTAATGCTTTTTGCGGGTTATACCCCTTCTCACAAACCCCTCTCCCCCAAAACTTGTTTGGGACGATGTCGTGCTGATAACTTACAAACGGTCTATCGACCATCATAAATGGATTTTCTTCAGCTCTTAATATATGAGAACCGTTAGCAAGTGTAACTACAGCTTCTACTAACTCATCTTCGTCATATTCAAAATCATCTTCGTCTACTTTAGAGTTTAAGAACTTTCTAGGTACTTTGCCCCAATATTCACAGATTTTAATTTGGTCTGAAGCGTCTTTACTAATATATTCAGGGTCGTAGCCTACTTGTACGACGTCTGTATCTGCTGCTATGTCGACTTCTCTGTATATACCCTTGTCCATACCCTCAGATAAGATATAACGTGGCTTATATACCTCGTGAGCGACTCCTAATGCCTCATTAATACTATTAGCACTTGGGTCTATAATAAATTCTTTAGGAGATACCGCCTCAACTTTTACATCTACGCTAGAATAATTTTCTATCTGTCTTGATGTTGTAAGTGTTCCTTCTACAGGAACTTCTACAGGTCTTCTCTCTGTTTTCTCTTCTGTGATAATCTTAGCAATACCCGTACCGTATACAGCACCGTTAAGAAATACTTCACATAGAGCATCTTTACATCCTGCACCCTCTAAATCTTCTTGTAGGAGGTTACGAATATATTCTACGTCTTGTTTATCTTGGTCCAGCGTGTCATCTTGTATGTCGAACCATTTTCCTCTGCCAAATGTAGCTTCTTCTAATTCTGCCACACTAGCTTCGACTGCTTGTTGTAAGGCAGGAGTAATAATTTTAGATTTTTCTGACCTGCGGTTTTGGTCTTCTACAGTCCACATACCACGCCATAGACGATAATATTCGTCCCATTGGTCTAAATAGTTATTATCTCTATGATTTCTCCAGCTTTCTAGTCTGCCGGATAACCATTGAGATAAAGCTCTATAATCTTTTTCTGAGTC